CTGTGCTTTCATGTGCAATCTTTGTAGTATAATAATCTTTACCAAATGATACTATTTGTCCAACAGCATAAAATTTATTTGCTGACCAATCTACAAACGATTCACTTACGCCACCTATGTTTATTACAGGATCGTTAGCAAATCTAGTTGGTGTATAGTAATTAAAGTACGGATTAGAATTATCATATCCTCTTAGAACAAATCCTTCTGCTTTTTTCTCAATAATAACTCCACTGTAACTTAACAATTGAGTAGTGGAACTAGTGTTTAAAAATATATCATAGTTTTCTTCTGGAACAAATACGTTACCTTCATTGAATGGTGTTCTAGAATCTAATATAAGTTTAAATTTATTTTTTGCAGTAAAGCCGCCAATTTTAAAACCAAGTTGATTAATTACACCTTTAAAATCTGTTTTGTATTTTTCGTAAACACCTAAGTTTTTAGACGCCATATACTCGTGAATATAATTTACTAAACCTGCTGTATAAATTCTTGTTTCATTTAAGATAGTGTTAGGATATACAATATCTGCAGGACGCATAGACTTACTTGTATCTTTGTAAACAACAAGTCCTGCCGCATTTCTAATTACTCTACTTCTATCCCAACCAAGTCCCATAATCTTACTAGGCTGTGTTAGTAACCAACCAACAATTAAAGAGAACGGATATTCTGAACTTCTACGCCAAGCAGTTTCAGTTGGAGATTGATCACCAAATCTAAAAGACGCATTAGTGTTTATACTTGTAAATTGTTTTGCATAATTACTGTCTAAAGGACTTAATAAATTTCCACCATCGTCTACAGGAATATGTGTAGTAAGTCCTGGACGTTTGTAATTTGCAACATACTGCACAGGTTTACCTGGCTCTGCAATTTTTCCTTGCTCTAAATCTTTCCAAAGAATTTTGTTTTCGCTAGTATAAGGTGCTGAGCCATATACAGTTTCCCACCACGTTGGTTTTATACTGAAACCAAGCATTTCCCAAGGATGTGTATGAGGACGATCAGTATCATAAGCATCTTTGTATACTGCTCTCCAATATCCTCTTGACTTGTTACCATTTGGAGTAAGTGTTGAAGCATAGTTAAATGTAAAACTATTACTTCTGTCATAGAAGTCATGATCTGTGTAATCTGGATTTCCTATAACTCTTAACCAATCAACAAAGTCAGATATCATTGCTTTATCTAATGCCCAACCCATTATACCTGTTGATCTAAATTCACCTGACAGTAATTCATGTATGTTGACTAAATTTTTATCGTACTGTACTTTAATATTATTGTATATTCTTTTTTCTAATTCTAATATTAAATCATCTCTGTAATCACCATATGCTTTAAATATACTTCCGTCATGTCCTTGGATAACATCAACAGGTGTAACGTATGAATTATCTGTAAACTTTGTTGGAACAAATTTAGGATATAAACCTAGTTTTGTAGGAGTAGGTGGAATATATGATCCTTCAGTACTATTGTACTCATATATTTTAATTTTATCTCCAGCAACTAATTTTTTTGTAATCTTAACAAAACTTTCAAATCCAGTTTCGTAAATATAATCTTGCCCTTCGATTAAACATTGATCATTTACATAAACACCTACTGCTTCATTACCTAGTTCTCTTAAATTAAAGTTTTTACTCATACTCCAGTAACCTTGGTCTGGATCTACAACTGTGTGTTCTACAAGGTTATAAGTTCCGTGGCCTATCATATCTGAAAAATAGTAAGCCATGTCATTTGTTTTGTTTTTGTTTAATTCCTTTATGACTTTTTCAAAATGAACATTTAGTTGTCCATCAAAACCTAAAGTTTCAATAGTTTGAATAAACATTCTTTTAAACTTTGCATATTCTCTACGAGAATATTTTAATGCTTTTATAATATTTGCTTTATCGTCTGTAATATGATATAAACTTAAATTTATTAAACCTGTATGCTGTACAAACTTATTACCATAAGGTGTTATGTTTCCTAAATCTCTTAGATTACTTGTACCAGGAAATTTTCCAATCCATTCATCGTGATTTGTAGTAATACTCTGCACGTGATCATTAACTTCACCTAATGTAAATGAACTTATGTTTTCATTAGTTGGATTTCTTTCTAAGTTAATAGGAAATTCATAGTGCCCATTAGCATTTTTCCTTGTAGCACTTCTTGTTTTAATTACAAGTATATCTCCTTTTTTCAAAGGATTAATAAAATTAACAAAAGCAATACCATTTAATCTTAAAATTGTAAAGTCAACTAGATCTTTTTGATGTACATCATTAACATATACTCTATACCAAAGGTCATTTAAGTCTCCGCTTCTATCATATACATCGATAGCAAAATCATTTGTTTGGGTATCAACAATATACTGCCTTGCAACTAATTGCTCACTAGGAACATAACCTTTTTCCCAAGGACCTACATAATCAAATGTAGTTCTATCTTTGTACTTTCTTAAAAGTCCTACGTCTGTACTTGCTGTCATAACATCAGTACCGCTTTGATACTGATATGTTTCACTAGATATATTGAAATCAAATACAATATCACCTGTATTTTCTAATGCTCTATAGGTTAAAGGAAATCCTAATTCAACATCATTTGCACCAGTACCTTTTCTATAACTGAAAAGTTTACTACCTTCAAATGTAGTGCTTGGATAATATGTTGTATTTGAAAAACTATAACCGCTTGAATCATATAGATCAAACATTGGTGTTTGGTTAATTGCCGTCTTAGGTTGACAAGATTTCCATGTAGTGCCGTTATACACCATAAGTTACCTTGTTCTGTAAGACCTTTTCTAACCATTACAACTTCATTTTCTAATGGAGTAGTATCTGCTTCTTCAACTAAACTAATTTGTCTTACGTTGTTATGTGTAATAAAGTTTACTTTATAAATTTTACCAGCAACCATGCTGTCTGTGTCTGCGGCAAAAAGAACTCTCATACCATGTACAACTTCAATGCCATCAATGTTATAGCCTATGGATCCTTCAACAGTTGACATAGCGTCTTTTGTAAATGTATCAATTAAATCAATATCTGCTTTTGCAACTGTACCGTAGTTGTAAAGTTTAATGTCAGCATCAAATTCTATAATAGGACGTTTGGCTCTACTTGCTTGATCAATCTCAGCAGTAATACCATTAATAGATGCAGTAGTCTCAATTACATCTTTATGGAACCATCTGTTATATCTTGACCAACTGTTTAAGTTTTTACTTGCCTTGTTAATACAAATATAATCTTTTGCTTCTGCATAACTGTTTGCATTACTAAAAGGAAATCTATCAAAGTTTTCGCTATCAAACAAAACAGGTTTGTCAGTAGCATAAGATCCAGGTATTTGTAACTGGTTAGTATCTATAAGTGTAATCTCTTCTCCTACACCTTCTACATACCATTCACCTTTGCTATACTTTTCAGGTGTTACAGTTCCTTGAAAATATACTTTCATACCGTTGGACAATTTTTGCCCGTTGGACATAGTATAATTTTGTTTACCTATAATTTCTGCTTCTACATCTATTTCACTATTTTCTACAACGTCATATATTTTTATAAGTCCACTTGCATTAATATCATTTCCGTTGACATAATATAATGTATCAGGTGCATTTAAATCAACCTCAAATGTAATTTTTCCTACATCAGTTGTACCTGTACTATCATCTAATCCTGTTGTGTATAAAACTTCTGCATCTAAACTACGTGAAGTTCTAAATGTTAAAGGCATACCAGGAGCATTTATATCGAATGTATAAGTTTGTCCTCTGTATAATTTTAATGTAGGATTCGATGTCAATCCGTCTGGAGTAAAAAGATAACTTTTGTTATCTATATTATCTTTAGACGTTACAGTAAATTCGCTTTCAATATCTTTTGCTTGGCCGGCAATACCTATACCAATAGGTCCATTTGGTAACCAATAATATTCTCTAAAGTTTGTAAACTTATCCCAATTAATTTTAGGTGACCAACTATAATATTCTTGTCTATTAAGAACATCAGCATTTTCAGTAAATCCGCCAAACGCATTTATTTGATTTTTGTAATCATTATAGTCTTTGTAAAAATTAACGTTTGCTAATTCATCTTTTACAATTACTGCTGGCTCTAATTGATAATTTGTTCTATCCTCAGAAACATCATCTACGTAGGTATCGCTTTGGCTTCTTGCCTTAGCAATTCTTCTGCCATAGTAGGCACTGATCTTTTCTGCTACACCTGGATTTAATAATTGATCAAGTGTAGCACTTAAAAACTTTTTATTGTGTGCAGTTCTGAAATATCTTGGAAGGTGCTCGGCACTAGTCCTTACACGGCCAGTGTCGTTAGTGCCAGCCGGTAATGGATATTCGTTTTGATTATCATCATATGCCATTAATAACTACTCCCAGAGCTGTTACTTGAAGAACTTTGAACTGTTGCCGCTGTATAACTAGATCCACTTGCAACACCACTTGTTGATGCAGTTGTTCCTGTAACAATATTACCTGATGCTTTTAACTTACTTGCCGTAATAGCATCTATAATTGCTACATCATCAACTGTTGCTCCACTTACAAAAACTTCATCTGATTCAGATTTAATTTCATAAAGACTTCCAAATACTTGTGAGTCTTGTTTAGGAACAATTACAATGTTTACTAGATCAGGTGCAACTTGCGTCATAACATAAGTAGCCATCTCTGAGAAATGAAAGGTATCACCGAAATCCCAATTTTCTAAAGCAAAGTATTCGTCTATTGCCGCTATTACTCTTGCTTTAATGTCATTATCGTTAACAACCTGATCTGGATTTTTTACAATCTTAATATTAGCTTGTACTTGAGCATCAGCTTTAGATCCAAATAACACTTTATATTTTACTGGATGATAAATTACATCATCACTTATGGACTTAATTTTAGAAATTTCAGAACCATAGTTGTTAAACAAATTATCACTACTTGGTGGTAAAGGTTTAGATGTAATTGTATCATTTAAGTATTTTCTAAACTCTGTATCGTAAGTTCTTGTTAGCAAGTAAGTATCAATAATATTACTTGAACTAGGATCTATTCTGCTGTCATCGTCTGCGGCGTGTACATAATGAAATTTAAGTCCGCTTCTGCCTACGTATGCTTTGTAGTCGGTTGTCAATGATAATGTTCCTGCTGTTGAGCTATACACTTTAAATACATCTTCAACAACTAGATAAAACACTTGTCCATCTGTGTATGAGCTTAATGCTCCAACTAAACTTTCGTTTTGTTTTACTAATACTGCATTTGCGGAATTGTCCATGTATTTGTAATCATCAATTCCATCTGATGTTGTGTATTTTTTAAGGAACACATATTTTGTTAATGCGTTTGTAGTTTCGTCTACTAAAGTAACAAAAGTTTCAGGATCATCTACAACTCCATCTGAATCAGAGTCATAAAAACTTACTTCAACTTTTTTACTATCAACATATCCATCGCCATCTCTAAATTCTTTAGATACTTCCCAAGGATAATTTACTGTAAACGGACTTGTACTATCTGGTTGTGTATTAATACTTAATACATCAATTTTGTCTTTAATAATTTTTCCTGTTTTATTATCAAATATTTTACTTGTACTATCATAATAAAATCTAATTTCTTCGTTACTCTCAAATACATATCTTTGAGCTCTTGAAGTAACTGTGTATTTTTCACCATCAGTTTCAAACAATACTAACCAACTTGCATCTAAGGCTTGGTCTGTAACGTCACCTGTTTTACCTGTACTAAAATCACTTGTAATGTCTAAGTTATTTTCTGTAATCATACGCCATTGTCTTAATGCACTATCATATCTTAAACCAAATGTTTTGTAAGCAAAAATTTGATCAGTAATTTGTGATTGTACATCAGTTAATAACGTTTTACTAAACTTAGGTTTTAATTCTGAAAGAATTGCATCGGACGGAATAATATCATTTAATACAATTGGTCCTGTACCATCTGTATTGTCAGTTCTTCCATCTCCTGTAACACTTACAACTTTAACCCATTTATAACTAATTGCGTTAGAATGGTCTGCGTTTCCAGACATTAACTTATTATTGTCATTAGCCATAAAGTGTTTGCCTGTTGGAGCAGTAAATTTAATTAATGTTCCAGCTTCAATATATTTTAATCCACTACTTGTAAATGTACCTACTTGCATTTTAGTACTGTTAGAATCAACAAACGAACCTGTTGATTGATTTGTTGCAGTAGTTGAACTTGACCATTTAGCACCTAAGTCAGCAACTAACGTTTTAGGAAAGTTAGTCAAATAATAATTTAACATTTGTTTTTGACTTAGAATAGGTGTTATAGTGTTTACAATAACTCCTTGTACATCTGTTTTAGTTGTAAACGTAAATGATGTTTTTTCAGTAAATGAATCTTTATAAACAACACCATCTGCACCGTACAAGTTAGTACTTGAATATTTTCCAGTAGCATCTAGTAAATCATAGTATCTTGAAATACCACTTGATGTTCTGTTTACACTTTTTACTTTAATAATTTCTTGACTTATGCTTAATGGACTAACTTGATAGTCTTCACCAGTAACCATTCTGTTCTGTGTGTAATATGTACTTGGAGCATTAGTTCTAATACTTTCATTACTTTCAGAAATAGTTGCATTGTCAACTGTATATTTTAATTCAAAAGAAAGTGTAATATTTTCTTGGTTACCTGCTTTTGAAGTGTAAGGTATAGTAGCACTAATAGAAACTAAATCTGCAGGAACAATATTATATTGATCATTTATACTTGTTCTGTAATAAACTCTAAATTGTCCTTGCGGTAAGTTACCAAACGTACCATCACTAAAAATTAAATCTACTTTATCTTGTGTTTTACTTAATACACCAAAAATATTTCTAACACTTTTTCTTAAACTGTTATAAACAATATTATTACCTTCAACTGAATCAACTTTTGTCCATTGTTCATCTTCAGCACCAATTGAATTTAATTTGTAAAGCCAAATGTCTGTGTTGTTGATGTTAGTTGCATCAAGGCTAATTGTTTGGTTTGTGCTAGGAGATGCAACGTTGAAAACACCTGTGTCTAACGTACCTTGTCTAAAGTGTACAAAGTATCCTGAGTTAGAACTTCCTGGTCCTCTTCCGTCATCTCTGTATAAGAAACCTAAACTGTTTCCTGGTAGTGGTGCTTCTTCTGATATAACACCATCATTAACATCTGTTGAAACAGCTTGAAACTGCATATTTTTACCGTCAACGTTTTTACTAAAAGTATAAACAGGAACGTCTGTGTTACTTGCATCAAATCTATATTGATATGTTGGAACTCCTTCAACTGTATCTTTTTTAATAGGTCTACCTACAATACTGTTTACTGGCAATGCCGCATTTAAAACTTTTTCAAACTGTTCTCTCCAGTTTGTGTTTGCAGGATCGTTCCATAATACAGTTTGATTAGATAAGTTTGTTCCATTTGAATCTACTATATCTTCTGATGTACTTACACTTTCAAATTTAAGTAATCCGTTTGCTGTTTGGTTACGTTTTGGATTGTATGATAAGAGTCTAGCTAAACGTAAAACTGATTCTCTACGTTCAGCTAACTCTAAAAAGTTTTCTCTAGCATTTAAGTCTACGCGGAAAGCCAAGTTCTGACCTAGGAAAGCTATAAGGTCAATTAGTGCTAGATATTCACTTGATTCAATGTAGTCGTTAAAATCTTCTGGGTAGTTCTGTCTAATATAATTGATCATTGTTCTACGCAAGTTGTCAAAGTCATATGACTTGAACTCTGCGTTTCTAAATGACTGATAGACCTTTTTCCAGTCTTCAGCTAACAATAATCTGTTTTGTCTATTTGTTGACGACATTTGCTTTCCTTAATATTACTATTTATTGTATTCCGTTAAGTGCGTACTTAAAACTGTGCTGACTCTTCATCAAATTTTAGCCTTAAAGTTTCTGAAATATTATAAGGCAAATACTTCAATTCAACATCAATTATAATTCCGCTCTCAAATGAATCTATATCTATTTTGGTAGCAACTATACGTGGATCTGCATTTACAACGTCTGTAACGTTCTTTGCAATAGCTTCTTTCATGCTTTCTGTTAGAGGCTCGTATATTGCGTCCCAAATAATTGTTCCAAATTCAGGATTCATCAACTTCTCACCTTGCTTAATGTGGAAGTGATTTATTAAATCTTGCTTAATAAGTCCTATATCAAACAGCTTATTGCTGTTATTATTAGGATTAACTGTACTTGTACCTTTATAGGCACGATTAGTAGTAGTTGGTTGCTGATTAACTCCTGATGGTACTGTAATTTTTTTATATAAATCTGCCATAACAATATTTACCTATGCTTTAAACTCCTTTTTAAACACATCAGCAGTCTTTGGTGTAGGTAGTGGATTTGTTACAGTTGTAACAACATCTCTATCTGTAAGTGCAATTTTAAATGCTATC